AAGTAACACACCAGAGGAGTGTAAATGTGGAGTAATTCAGCAGACAATGACGCAGTACGATAATGGTAACTTAGATCAGCAGGCAATCATATACAACAATTGCTCATCTGAGGACACAACAATTAACTACATTCCTGAGACAAGTGCAGGGCATCAAAAAGAAAAAGGAAAGCCGCATTGTCTTGGTGTTGCATGGTAAATTAGAGTTATGGAAAAAGTAGAAGCAGCATTAAGCATACTTACTGAGATAACAGATAGTGAAATTGTAGACTCAAAGGAGTACGAGAACGTTATTAACTCTATTTGTGAATTAAAGCACAGATGTCATATTATTCAAGACAAAAAGGTGCCAATAAACTACACAAGTACAACTACTTATAACCAAAAAATATAAGATATGGGAGCAGGAAGACCATCAACTTATGATTATGATTTATGCGTAGAGGTGTGCGATAGAGTTATGGAAGGGGAAAGCATTAAAAAGGTGCTGAACTCAGATGACAGATTCCCTTCATTCCCGACGTGGTGCAAATGGAAACGCGAGCACAGTGAATTATTTAACCTTTACGTTAAGGCAATACAGGATAAAGGAGACAGCGTAGACGCTCAGATTGATGAGGTCTGGCAAGAATGTAGACGCGGAGAGATTGACGCATCTACAGCAAACGTGCTTATTCAGACGCTTAAATGGAAGGCTGCAAAATATTACCCTAAGATGTTCGGGGACAACAAAAATGTAGATTTAACCTCCAACGGCAAAGAGATAAATACCCCTACACCGATTCAATTTGTAGAAAAAACTAAAAACGATGACTGAAGAACTGCTAACAGAAGACGAAAAGAGAAGGGTTGCTAAGATGGCTACTGAGGAGGCTATTGACAAGATCAAACAAGACCCTCGATTCAAAGCTTTAAGTCGTTTAGAACGCAGAAAACTATTGAGAAGCTTTAGGAATAAATGATAAAATTCTCTGATAAATACGCACCACTTTTTAGGCTTTTATCGTGTTGGGATGAGTTAGAGAAAAACCCACAAGACGAATACCTACAAAAATTAGCCAAAGTGGATACAGTGTTGGTATCTGGAGGACGAGACAGCGGAAAGTCTTTCGCGCTCGGAGTATTAGAGGTATTAGCAGCAGCCGACTACAACCATCGCGTTTTATCCACGAGATATACAATGTCATCGACTGACAACTCAATTACTAAAGCAATCACTAATAGAGCAGAAGACCTAAACAAAACGGATGCATTTGATTTTCAGAGTAAGGAAATAGAAGCGATAAAAGGTCGGGGGAAAATCAGTATTACGGGACAAAAGACATCATCGGGGAATCAGACGGCAAAATTAAAATCGTTGGAGGACTACTCGATGTTTATTACAGATGAAGCAGAGGAGTTACTATCCTACGAGGAGTGGAATAAGGTTAAGCGTTCAATAAGAGCACAGGACGTACAGGCACTCAATATACTCACATTCAACCCGCCTACACGAGAACACTGGATCGCGGAAAGGTTTTACAAGAACGTGCCAGACGGATTCTGCGGTATAATAGACAACGTGCTGTACATTCACACTACCTACTTAGATAACGGTAAAGAGAATATGGCTGACCATATTTGGCGCGAATACGAAGCATTACGTAAGCAATACGAAAAGTACGAAGGTCTAACACATGAAGAGCGTGAAGTTTGCGATTTTGAACTTAAAAGAGACTGGGAGGACTACAAATATCGAATTTTAGGAGGCTTTAAGCGTCAGGCTGAGGGTGTTGTTTTTGATAGGTACGATATAGGTGAATTCAACGACAGTTTGGATTATGTTTACGGATTAGATTTCGGTTCTAACGACCCCGATGCACTCACTAAAGTAGCTGTTGACTTTGATAAAAAAGCAATTTACATAAAACAAAAGTATTTTAAAAATAATACGTCATTTGACGGGCTGTACAAGGTTCTTTGTGACAGGGTAGGGTATCATGACCTGATTGTTGCGGATAGTGCCGACAGAAGACTTATAAACGACTATTACAATATGGGGTTGAACATTAGAGGGGCTAACAAACAAGGCAAAGAAGACCAGTTGAAGCACCTCAAAGGGTGGCGGTTAATTATTGATCCTGATAGTCATGATGTAATTGAAGCATTCAACAACTACGCTTGGCACGACAAAAAAGCGGGTGTGGTAAAACACGACTTCTCAGACCTTATGGATTCTTGGCGTTACGCAGCATACGACCTGATAAAGCCAAATGTTACAATGTTATAGACGTTAATCTGTGAAAATTCAAACAAAATAGTTATATTTGTTGAATATAGTTAATTTATGACAGTAGAAGAAATCATAGAGATAATAAAATCGACTCAATCAGCACCTTCATGGGTGGTTAGAGCGCGCGAAACAAATGAAGAGCTGAACGCACTGGTGTATGGAGAGAATTTCAAAGAGCTACTTATCAATCAAATTGAAAAGATAGAGGATAGCGGTAGGGCTCTTGCAAGACGTAAATATTCGATTGATATTCGTGACCTTTTCCAGCGTATTATGGAGCCGAGAAATAACGTGTTCTCTGCTGACGGTGGTTCTGAAAATTGGAATGAAGAAATCAACGAAAATAGAATAGAAGCTGTTCGTGAGAGATTAAAATCGTTTAAAGGCGGAAAGTCTATTGACAAGTACATGGCGGAGAGTTATTTTCAACTTTCAGATATTGATCCTAACGGACTAATATTCATTGAGTATAAGACAGGAAGCGAAGGAATAGAGGATGTTTATCCCACCTATAAATCAATTCAGGATATTAAGGACTACGAGTGCAAGGGTCAATCTGTTAAATGGGTGCTTTTTGAGCCAGTAAAAGTAATTGATAAGGGTAATACTTATAAGCTGCACAGGTTTGTTGACGCTGAAATTGACGCGACTATTGTAGAACGAAACGGTTCATTTGAAGTTTTAGAAAACGAGACTTTTGATAATGAGTTCGGAGAGGTTCCAGCGGTTATCCTTAGCCCTATTCAGAAGGTTGGGAGTAAATTGCGGTTATCGTGGCTCTTTTACATTCAGGAATTGGCTAAGAAGTACGCCCGCGACGTATCAGTTAAAACCCTTTACGAGCTTCTTCAAGGCTTCCCTAAACATTGGCGTTACGTCATGATGTGTAACCTTTGCCACGGCTCAGGAAAAAAAGACGGAGAAAGTTGCGAGAAATGTGGCGGAACAGGTGAGGTTAAGAAAGGGGATGTCACCGATGAGATAAGACTACCAGTCCCTAACACTAAAGAACACCCCATAATAGCACCCGACATTGCAGGCTTTATTTCCCCTGACCTCGAAACATTAAAGCATATGGAGGAGAGCAGGGTGTCGCTTGAATCGCTAATTGAATACACAATGTGGGGCACTCAGACAGTCAGAAAAGGTAATAACAGCAACGAGACAGCTACAGGACGGTATTTAGACGTGCAGCCGATGCTGAATAAACTACACGTATTCACTGACGCAGCCGAGGAGGTTGAGAATATGCTCGTTGATTACGTTGCTAAGCTCGTCGACAGCTTGGGTGTAGATGATGAAATATACAACAAGACGTATGGTCGTAGGTACATAATTGAGAGCCCTGACGTATTGCTTGAGAAGTATAACGACGCAAGAAAGTCAGGAACGCCAGTTACGGTGCTTGACAAGATGCTCGAGGAGATAATTTCAAGCAAGTACAAAAACGATATTAATATGCGTTCAAAGATGCAAAAGAAGTCGCTTGTAGAACCTTACGTTCATTATTCAATCAAAGATATATACGACATATTCGGAGCGGAAAAAGCTGAAATGAAGACGATGTTCAGTTATTGGTGGGAAAAAATAGCCAACCATAATAAAGGTGTTGAGAAATTAAAGAATGATTTTGAGTTATATTTTGAACAAAATAAAGATAATCGGGAGGTAGAAAATCCCGCTGAATAAGTAACAATTAAAAATAGATAAAATGAGAAAGTTAACTAAAAAAGAAGAAACTATCTTGGAGAACAACCCAATGATTGTGGGGACTGAAGTGCGATACAAAGCAGGTAGAGACCCAAAAAAAGAAATTTCAAATAATGAAAAAAAACGAACTCGTGCGTTTACACCTACTTATGTTAGGAACGTATTAGACAGCACGCAGGGAGACTTTTTAATTGATGAAAAGAAAACAAAGGAATACACAAAAAATATTCAACAGAAAAAAAATGAAAATTTTTCTGAAGAGGAGGAGTAATATTAAACAACTAAAATCAGTATAAAATGAGAAATTTAAGCGAAAAAGAGAAGCAGTTCCTTCGGGAAAACCCAATTGTTGTCGCTACTGAATACCGACGATTCAGAGGACGTAAAGATGCCGAAAAAAGTTTGGAGGCAGAAAAGAAAACAAAAAAGCCATTCACAGCTAAGTACGTCCGCGAAGTGTGCGGTAAAGACTTGGGCGACATGGTGATTGATTATGACGCAACAGCGGAATACAAAAAGCAGTCATCTAAGAATAAAGAGATTATGAATAAGAAAAACGAAGCGCTGAAGTTAGGAGACAAAGACTTACTTCGTTCACTTGTTGATTCAGCTCAAAAGAACAGTTCTAATGATGACTCCGAAGGTGATGATGATCTGGAAGCTGCACGCGCAGAATACGAGCAAGTAGTAGGTAAAAAAGCACACCACAAGATGAAACTAAAGAACATCAAAGAGGCT